TAACTTTGATACTAAATCAAGCTTTACAATAAATGCTTCTTCTATAAAATTAGGTGGTAAAAATGCTACTGAACCTATTTTAAAAGGTGATGCTTTAGTAACAGAATTGCAAAAATTAATAAACCAATTAATACAATTAACTACTGTGTTAGTAGCAGTTCCTCAAACATCAGCAGCAGCTCAATTAGTATTATCAGAACTACCTCAAATTTCAGCTAGAATAGCTTTAACTAAATCTAAAATAAACAAAATATTATAATGGCTGAAGTTAGTGTACAAGTATTAGAGAACGCTTTACCTAGTAGTTTAAAACTAACAGGTTCAGAAAAATTAGGTCAAGTAATTTTAGAAAAAGGTATTCAAGTTAATGATCAAATTCAACCTCAATTAGCCAATATCCAAAATGAATTAACTAATACACCTAATGGAGTTTGTTTACCTCAACCTCAATTAGACTTAATTATTTTACAAAGAAATAATATAGTTAATAAATTAAACCAAATTGGTAGTGTTTTAGATACCGCCACTGTAGCAGCTGGTATAACATCTGATTTGTTAAATAATTTAATAACAGCAGCTAAAACTCTTAGAGCCACAAAAACAGCTTTAATAGCCGCTGATGCTACAGCCAGTGGTATTGGTCCTTTTGCTAGTTTGGTATTTCAAGCTAATGAAGTTTTAGATGTTTTAAAATTTGATAGTTTAGGAAATTCTAAATTAAATAAATTAAAAACTATAATTGATAACACAGCGGCACCTATATCATTAACTGGTTCCTTTATATCACTAGCTATTTCTTCTTTAAACATTATTGATGGAATATTAATAAAATGTTCTCCTAATTCTACCTATTTAACTGTAAGTGATGATTTAAAAAACATAACTTTAAGACAAACAATAGCTGAAAATACATTGAATCAAATAACTTATAAAGGATTTGTATTAGAAATTGAAATAACACCTTACACTCCTACTGTCAATAGAAGAAGAGCCATTGGTAAAAATCAATCAGGAATAGTTATGATTCAAACTGAATTCTCCTTTACAACATCTAACCAAGTCTTAATCAATGAACTTAAATTCATAATTGATAGAGACAATTTAAAAGCTTATTAATCTTAATATTTATAAACAATGAAAACTGACGCTTTAAAAAAATTTATTAAAGAAGCCGTTAAAGAAGCTATTCAAGAGGAATTAAAAGATATCCTTTTGGAAGCAGTTCGCACCCCAAAAGTAGTTATGACTGAGTCTGTAAGAGACACTTATGCTCAACCTCACATTGAAAAACCAAAACAATTATCTCCTACTGAAAGACGAGCTATGTTTGGTGGAATATTAGAGGAAATGCAAGCTGGTACACCTGCTACTTCTGCTTACGCTGGAAATTTTAATCCTCAAGCAGTAGGACCTGATGGAGCTTTACCTGAAGGATCTGTAGGGTTAGATCAAATTATGGCTTTAATGAACGGTAAATAATGGCATTTGGAGCAAAAAAGATATTTCCAGTAGACCTTACCCCTGGAACAGCAGTGGGTGTGGCTCTACCTTTTAATGCTCCTGCTGTTTTCCGTTCAACATACACTACTAAAGATGCTATAAAAAATAATTTAATTAATTTCTTTTTAACTAATAAAACTGAAAGATATTTAAATCCCAATTTTGGTGGTAATTTAAGAGCATTTATCTTCCAACAAATAGCAGAAAATAATATATCTGCTTTAAAACAAGATATTCAATCTCAATTAACTTTGTATTTCCCTAATGTTAATGTGGCTGATTTATCTATTGATTCACTCCCTGATTTAAATCAGATTAATGTGTCTTTAAAATACAATATAATAAACACTGGAATATCAGATAATATTAATATCGCATTCACGTAATGGCTATAAGAAGAAATATACAATATATAAACAAAGATTTTACAGAACTAAGGGCTAGTCTGGTTGACTATGCTAAGACTTATTTCCCAACTACTTATACTGACTTCAGTCCTACCTCACCAGGTATGATGTTTATGGAGATGGCTGCTTATGTAGGTGATGTTTTATCTTTTTATATGGATAACCAAATCCAAGAAAACTTTTTACAGTATGCTCGTCAAACAAATAATTTGTATGAGTTAGCTTATATGTTTGGTTACAAACCAAATGTAACTCAAGTAGCTTCTGTGGATTTAGATTTCTATCAACAAGTTCCAGCAATAGGATCAGCACCTAATATTGTGCCTGATTTTACATACTCATTATTAGTTCCTGAAAATTCAACAGTTGCTTCTGTTTTAAATCCAAATATAAACTTTTTAATTCAAGATCCAATTGATTTTTCAGTGTCAAGTTCTGGTGATCCTACTGAAGTAACAGTTTATGAAATTGATGGAAGTGGTAATCCTTTATATTTTCTTTTAAAGAAAATAAGAAAAGCTATTTCTTCTAACATTAATACAACTACTTTTTCATTTGGAGTTCCTGTTCAATTTTCTACAGTAGATATTACAGGTGATGATATTGTAGGAATATTAGATGTAGTAGATACTGATGGAAATGAGTGGTATGAAGTAGATTATTTAGGTCAAGAAATGGTATTTAATTCTATAAAAAATACTAATGTTAATGATCCTAACTTGTCTCAATATCAAGGAGACACTCCTTATTTGTTAAAGTTAGAAAAAATACAAAGACGTTTTGCTACTCGTTTTATAGATAAAACCACTTTACAATTACAGTTTGGGGCTGGTACCGCTAATGATACTGATGAGCAAATTATCCCTAATCCTAATAATGTAGGTATTGGTTTACCTTTTGAGAAAACTAAATTAACAACAGCTTATTCACCAGAAAACTTCTTATTCACTAAAACATATGGTATTGCTCCTTCTAACACTACTTTAACTGTTAGATATTTGACAGGTGGGGGTGTTGACGCCAACGCACCAGCAAATAGTTTAACTAGTTTAAACTCAACTGTTACCTTTTTAACCCCTCAAACTAACAATAATACTGCTAATTATGTGTTTAATAGTTTAGCTGTTGCTAATGCTGAAGCTGCTGATGGAGGAGGAGATGGAGACACAATAGAAGAAATTAGACAAAACTCTTCAGCTAATTTTGCGTCTCAATTACGTAATGTGACTCAAAATGATTATTTAGTTAGAACATTATCAATGCCTGCTAAATATGGAGTTGTTTCTAAAGCATATATTGAACCCACTAAAGCACAATCAATTTCAGCGGGTGAATCTCAATCTGTACTTGATTTATATGTTTTATCATATAATGTTAATAATCAATTAACTACAGCTTCTTCTGCTTTAAAACAAAATATTATCACTTATCTTTCTCAATACCGAATGGTAAATGACTCTGTTAATATTAAAGATGGTTTTATAATTAATATTGGAGTAAATTTTGATATTATTATTTTACCTAATTATAACAGTAATGAAATATTAACTAAGTGTATTTTAACTTTACAAGATTATTTCGCTATAGATAAGTGGCAAATTAATCAACCTATTATATTAAGAGATATTTATATATTACTTGACACTATTGAAGGAGTTCAAACAGTTAAAAACATAACATTTACTAACCTATCAGGAACTAGCTCAGGATACAGTCAATATGCTTATGATATACCTTCAGCAACACAAAATAATGTAATATATCCTTCATTAGATCCTATGATTTTTGAAGTTAAATATCCTAGTCAAGACATTCAAGGAAGAGTAGTACCTTTATAATATAAAAATGGCAGTAATTCAAATATTTCCCTCTAAAGACGCAACTTTATATTCTGCTTACCCTAATTTAAATACAGGGTTAGATGAAATTATTGAGGCTAATACTAATTTTATAACTGGAAGTTTAAGGACTGATGGTGATTTACCTCAAGTAACTAGATTTTTAGTTCAATTTTCTAATAGTGAAATTCAAAATGTTTTTTCATTATTAGTAAAAACTGCCTCTTGGGATTCATATCTTAAAGTATTTGCTGCTGATGTAACTGGTTTATCAAACACCACTACTTTAGCTGTTAATGCTGTAGCTGAGTCTTGGGAAATGGGAACTGGTCGTTACTATAACGATCCTGCTACTACTAATGGTGTGTCTTGGTTATGGAGAGACTACTCTGGTAGCACTACTTGGACTACAGCTAGTTTCACATCAGGTACAACAGGCTCTTATACAAGTTCTTTTCAGGGTGGAGGTGTTTGGTATACAGGTTCTCAAGCTAGTCAATCATTTGAGTATTATTCTCCTTTAGATATAAATGTAAATGTTAAAAGCATTGTAACTAATTGGTCATCAAGTGCTTTTAATAATTATGGTTTTATTGTTAGACAAACACAATCTCAAGAATTTGTTAATAACATAAATCAACAAGTTACTTTAAAATATTTTTCTAGAGACACTAACACTATCTATCCTCCTGCTTTACAAATCAGTTGGAATGACTTTATATTTAATACAGGTTCATCAACCCAAACAATATTAAACACACTACCTGCTACAATCACTTTAGCTCAAAATCCTGGTGTGTTTTATAGTGAAAGTGTAAATAGATTTAGGATTAATGCTCGCCCTGAATATCCTATTCAATTATGGGAAACATCTTCAGTCTACACAAATAATTACTATTTACCCACTGCCTCTTATTGGGCTTTAAAGGATTTAGAAACAAATGAATATATTATTGATTTTGATTCTAATTATACTAAATTAAGTGCTGATGCTACTTCTAGTTACTTTGATTTGCATATGAATTTCCTTCAACCAGAAAGATATTATACTATTTTAATTCAAAGTACTATAAATAGTTCAACAATTGTATTTAATGATCAATATTACTTTAAAGTTATTAATGGATAATGGTTGAGATACTACGTTTAAATAAGCAAGTTTATAGCAAGAATCAATATGAAAAAGTTATTGATACTTCTTTTAACCAATTGGTTAATGTGACTGCTTCTTTAACTTCTTCTTTACCTCCAATAACAATAGATCAATTCTTTCAATACTATCAAAATTTATTTTTTCAAATACCTAAGAGTGGAAGTGTAAATTCTTTTGAGTACATTCTAAAGACAGCAAATGATTACATAGGTACAACTAATTCAGATGCTGACTTTAGTGCTTTTATTGAAGAAATTAATACTTTAAGACAAGAAAATTTAGATTTACAACAACAATTAATAAATCTTTCAACAAAAAGTTTATAACAAATAAATGAGTAGAACTGTTAATATAAACTCTATAAACCCTATTACTTTTGAATATCAAACTTATTCAACAGAGGATAGTTCTCTTATTTTTAACACCAATGTTGATGCTACTTTTAATCCAACATTAGATGTTGTTGAATATTTTATTTATGATTTAAATGGTCAAATAGTATATTCTAATGTTACTGGTTATCCTGGTTATACTATAAATGATAAAAATGTTGTTCTTGATCCTGAAAGAGATTTAACATCTCAAGGATTTGTTATTGGTCAATACAATACTGTTTATAATTTTGTAAGTCCTAAACTAGCTTCAAACTCAACCAATCCCTACTTTATTTCAGAGTTAAGTTCAGATAGAACTGAGGTTAGATTAGACACTACTTTTATTTCTAATGATTTAGTTGTTAGTTCTTCATTAGAATTAATTAATGACATTAATAATACATCAGCTGACTATTATGATTTCTATTTAGATTTTGGAAATAATAATTTAGTTATCGCTGTTAATGCTTTATTAGATAATACTAACCCTAATAATCCTACTGTTTTAATTAAATTATATGAACCCTTACCTCAACAATTTAATTTAAATTCTCAAGTTTGGGTTGTAACACAAGTAGCTGAACCTGTAGCTTATAATATTGATATTAATGAAACTTTTGAGTTAGTTGATACCACAATTAATATTTCAGGTCCTAATTATAATTTAAGTATTAATGACCAAATTAATAACTCAACAGATTATAATAACTATAATAGTTTAATTGCTACTTCTGCTTCTTATTCCCAAGGTACAGGCAGTTTAAAATATCAATTAAATAACATTTTAGCCCAAACAGGTATAACAGTTAATATTGATTATTCTGATTACGCTAACTTTATTCACTTCTCTTCCGCTCAAACAAGACTAGAAAATTTTTATTATAAATTATCTTTATTAGAGCAATATACATACAGTGCTAGTTTATCATCAAATTCATCAAGTGGATCTTATTATGTTTCTTCAAGTAATATAATATGGCAAGCTAAAATAAATGAGGTTATTACTACTTTTGATGATTATGAATACTATCTTTACTACTCATCAGGTTCAACAGCTTGGCCTAAAACAAACAGTGCTCCACCATACATTAATGCCTCTACAGGTTCTGTAGCTGGTCAAGCTTGGTTTGTGTCTCAATCTGCTGTTGCTGAAGAGTATGACCTTGAAAATAATAATGCTTTAATATTAGCTATTCCTTCTTATATAACTGATGATCCTAACAATGCTCAATTTGAGTTATTTGTTGAGATGGTTGGACAATTATTTGATAATATTTTTGTTTACTTACAAAATATTACTACTAAGTTTGATGCTGATAACCGTTTAACATATGGTGTTTCAAAAGATTTAGTAGCAGATGTTTTAAGAGACTTAGGTATTACAATTTATCAAAATAATTTTTCTTCTAATGATGTATACCAAGCATTAATTGGTCTAACACCGTCTGGTAGTTTATATAACCTACCATTTACCACAACTCAATACCCTGTACCAACCAGTTCTTTTCTTGAGTATATAACAACATATGTAACAGCTTCTGCTACTTCATCTCTATACCCTACAGATGATATTAATAAAGAACAGTATAAAAGAATATATCATAACTTACCTTTATTATTAAAGAAAAAAGGATCTATAACAGGTTTAAGAGACTTAATTACTACTTTTGGTGTAACAGATACTATTTTAAGAATTAATGAGTTTGGTGGTAAAGATAAAAGTCCAAACACTTTTGATAACTGGCAAGATGAGTATAATTATGCTTTTTATACTAGTGGCTCA